TAAGCTTGATAAACTTGTAGATCGATATGATATTAATTCTAAAGGTGTAGATTTTAAAACAAATGCAGAATTACGTTTACAGGCTTATTATCAACGAGCTAATAATACTTCTAGAAAGATTTGGCATACAGATTTGCAGAATCTTAATGATCTAGTTGGAGGTTTTATTTCAGGAACTTATATTACTGTTATTGCTGAAACTGGTCAGGGCAAAAGTTGGATAAGTAGAAGGATATTACCGATACCTGCATGGATAAACGGAGCTAATGTTCTAGACTACTGTTTAGAGATGACTAATGATCAAATTCAACCTCGTTTAGATTGTATGTTAGGTGCAATTTTAAATGAGAAAAACGGTTTGAATACGAGATTTTCGTGTAGAGGATTAATGTTTGGTAATTTACCTCCAGATGAGTTATTTGCGTATAAAAATTATCTAGAGCATTTTAATGATTATTTTCCTCGTGCTGGAAAATATGTAATTAAAACAATGGATGATGTTAAGGAATTAACTCTGGATCGATTAGAAGCTGATATAGAAGAAAATAATGCAGATATAGTTCTTATTGACCCGTTTTATTATATGGGATTTTTACGAAACATTGATAATAAAACAGGGGGAGCAGCAGAGAGAACTTCACGGGAACTGCGAAAACTGTTTAATCGGATGCAAGTGATTGGAATTGTAGTATCTCAGGCTACAGTACAGAAAAAAGGTAAAGATATTGAAGTGCAGGCACCAACATTGGAACAAACTAAAACTACTAAAGCATTAATTGAAGATGCTGGTCTTGTATTTTCCTTTGCTGCTAAACGGAATTATAATCTTGGAAAATTGAGTGTGCTAAAGAATCGTGACGGAAATTCAGGTGATATTGAGCTTGTAGTTGACTTTGATTACGGTATTATTCGGGAACATACTGGAGAAGAATTATTTTGAAAACGCTTGACTACCAAAAATATGTTCGCTATAATAAAGGTGTAGGATAGATATGGTAACAAAAGAATATCTAGAGTATGAGTTGGGTTTAAAGAAAGTAAAAGAACTGTCTAGTGGCTGGATAATGGCTTGTTGTCCTTTTCATCAGGAAAACAGGCCATCATTTGGAGTGAATAAAGAAACAGGAGTTTACAACTGTTTTGCATGTGGAGCTTCGGGAAATCTGGCAGACCTAATATCTTTTTGTAAAGGCATCAGTGTAGCGGATGCAGTAAAAGAGATTACAAAATCTGCAAAAACACTTTTCAAACAATCATCTCTTGTTATAAACTTAGATAAGAGAAAGGAGGATATAATACTCTCTAAAACGATACTTAAAGAATATGCATACTATCATCCGTACCTGATTAAACGCGGTATAAGTAAAGAAACTCTTAAAAAATTTGCTGTAGGCTATGATATAACTAATAGAGCAGTTACGTTTCCCTTTTTTGATTTACAAGGAAATTTGCGGACGATTAAATATCGGAAAGTTGACAGTAAACAGTTTTGGTATTATCCTGGTGGAGAAGATAAATCAAAGTTGCTGTATTTAATACATGCAGTAAAAGGCTTAAAAAGGGTTTATATTGTTGAAGGTGAAGTAGATGCACTTTATTGCTGGGAAAACGGCTTACCGGCTGTAGCTTTAAGTGGTAGTTGGATGACTGAAGAACAGGCAAAGTTGTTGCTTAGTACAGGAGTTAAAGAAGTTGTTATATTTACAGATAATGATAGTGCAGGAGAAAAAGCTAAAAACAGGATAATATCACTTTTAAGTAGGAGGAGAGTCCAGAAGTTTGTAGAATATACTTTAGCAGTAAAAGATCCAAACGAAATGCCTAAAGACGTAATCAGGAATTTGACTTTGAAACCTGTTCCTTTGTTTCCTTGCACAACTCAATTAAGGCGTCGAGATATTTGATTAAGGTTTCTTCTGGGATTAGTTGTAGCAGAGACTTAATTCGAGCAATTAGACGTAGGCTCAAATCTGTTTCAACAGTTTGAATTTCTTCTTCACCTAAGAGGGAAGAAATGGAGCAACCTAATGCAGAAGCTATGTCTATTAAAGATGGTACTGATGGATATGTTAAGCCTCTTTCAATTGCAGATATACTTGTAGGTGAAGCTTTAATAATTTTAGCTAGATCAGCTTGACTTAAACCTTTAGATAATCTAGCTTTACGGATTATGTTGCCTACTTCCTTTTGAGTAAGTTTTTTCATAAAAAATGTTCCTTCCTACTTGACTAGAATATGTTTCGAGGTTATAATAAAAGACAAAGGCAACAGTAAGCCCCCACCCACTGCTGCCTAGCCTTGGTTGTTTGTGTGTGTGCAACGCTTTTTAAGGCGATATTTGCGTTGCATTAGTATATTGTTGTCATTTTTAATTATATCTATTCTACTTATCTTTGTCAACAGGGTGTTGACATTTTTATGGAAAAATTTTCTTTGGAAGGGAGATTTTCTTCACGCAAGATTAAAATAACCCTACCTTTATTCAATTAGAAGAAGATATTAATAAGAACTCTAATTTAAGGAGAGGAGAATATTTCAAATGAGTAGCTTGGCAATTAAAGAGTATCGAGAAGTAGATTTCTATGGAGATCAGATTTTAGGTGTAAAAGTGGAAGAAAATGGACAGGAAACAGTATATGTTCCAGTAAAACGTTTGTGTGAGAATTTGGGATTAGCACGGTATCCTCAGCAAGAAAAGATTCAGCAAGAAAGGGTTTTATCGGAGGGTAGCATTAAAATCATGCTACCCATAATAGGAAAAGACGGAGTAACTCAAACGCAGGAGATGTTTTGTCTTCGTTATGACCTTATTCCAATGTGGCTCATTACAATTAAGGAAAACAAAGTTAAACCTGAACTTCGAGAAAAACTTTATCTTTATAAGAAAGAAGCAGCTCGTGTTTTAGCAGAAGTATTCCTTGGTAAAGGATATGCTTTCCATTCTAATCCGCAAGCTGTTGATACGGAAAAATTGCGGCGTGAAATTATAGAACTAGAAATTAAGCGAGATAGTATTCGTTCTGATGCACTAAAGACGAGAGTTATTTATAAATTCGTTGATAAGTGGTTTGAAAGGCTTCCCGATAGTGAACGTAGTGCCTTGATAATGATAATGGCTGGTAAAGATGTTGCTGTTGAAAGAACTTTTACTGTAACAGAAGCAGCAAAGTTGTTTGCTAAAGAATTTGGTTATGATTTTTCACCTATTATTTTAGGTAAACTTATTACTCAAGCTGGTATAAGGCCAGAAGGGGAGGAGAAAGAAAATAAGTATTGTTTGATCAGTATTACTAAAGCCAGAGGTAGCAATCGTACAGTCAATATCACAAAGATTAAGCCAGAGGGTATCAATTATTTGAGGGAGTATATTCGAGAAAACTTTTTTTCTAATCAACCTGTAAAGGTTGGCTAATCACAACTGAATAACAACTGAATATAGCTTAACATGGGCGAGGAGATGCCGTACGTCACATACTATTTCCTATGAAGATGCCATAAAATTTGCCAGGAAAGTGGCAGACGGATATGGAAGTAGATATGCAGACGATCTTTACAGTATTTTTCTAGAAACAACTTTGGATGCATTATCAAAATATGATGGGAGTACTAAAATACATTCCTATCTTAAAAGATGCTATATGTATGCCGCCAGAGATTTCTTTAGGAAGGAAAAGAAGCCGGTAGTTTGTTTGGATGAAGTTCTAGAAAATGAAGATGGGGAGGTGGGATATGATAGTATAGAAGAAGGAGTATATATTAGAATGGCTCTCGAAAAATTACCAGAGGAGCAGAAAAAAATATGCTATCTTCTAGGGCAGGGTTTCAGCTATCGGCAAATAGCTGAAATGTTAGGTACCTACCCTATGAAGATAGCCAGACACGTAAAACAAATTAGAGATCACCTCTCAAAAGAATTATATGCTGCTTAGACCTAAAAATCAATAATTAATTTTTGGATGGGTGTTACAAGTGTAATGCCCATCCTAATCTATTAGTAGAAAGGCAATTAAAATTCTAAGGAGGAATAAATGGTGACTAATGTCTTTGTAGCCAGTGGTAAGCAAGTTAAAGAAAATATTAATAAGCCAGAAATATCATCAAATGTTTTTATTCGACTAGATGATGGTCAGCATGTCCGAATTGTGTTCTTTCCGAATGAGGAAGATCTTTTCCAGCAGTACTATAGCCACAGCGATTTTAAGAAAAAGATATTTTCTCACCCATGTTTAATTAATGATTGTCCTTCATGTGATGCAGGTATTAAACGAACTACTAAAATTCTTGTACCTGTTTATGACTTAGATGCTGATGAGATTCGTATAATTGATGCTTCGGCTAGGCAGTTATCTAATATTTGCCAGATATTAGATGAATATGCTGATGAACCTGGGCTGGCTTTTAAGTACAGTCGTACAGGTAAACAATTGGATACTGTTTACTCATTAACACCTATTTTCCCGTCTAAGTTAAGTAAAGAAGATAAGGCTAAAATTGCTAAAGTACCTGAATTGAGGAAGCAAGTTACAGAAGAATTTTTACTCCAAGCTTTGAGACCAAAGACAAAAGAACAGATATTGGAAATGCTTAACAAAGGTCAGACTCAAACTGAAGATGAAAATATAGAGCCTATGGGAGATGAAGATCTGCCGTTCTAAGAACGGGGGCTGTAAAATGTGGGCTGAAATATTTCAATACAAATGGGCGCAGGAAAGGAGAGAACAATTAGAGAGAGTTAAAAAAGCATTAGAAGCTGGTATCCTTGTTAGGGAGAATGAAAAGAAGAAACTTACTCAAAAAGAGTTTTTGGATTTAGCAAGGCAATTAAATGAAAAGGAAAGACAAGAAAAAATAGAGTACTTACTTAGGAATAAGCCAGACAACTACTTTTTGGTAAATACGGAACGTCTTTTGAAAAGACTATGTGAGTTATGCTTGCAGGAAGAAGAAATTTCTTTAGATATAGAAACATCTCCTCAACCTGGTGGAGCCAAGGAAGATGCCTTAGATCCGTGGAAGGGGGTGATTGTTGGCATCTCCCTTGGCCTGCCAAAAGCTAACAAATATTTCTATATTCCTGTAGGTCACTCTAGTGGCTTGCAGTTATCATTAAAAACAGTTGTAGATGCCTTAAAAGATATTAACCGTTGTTTAATAATGCATAATTCACCTTTTGATACTAAATTCTTGTACCTTAATGGTTTGGATGTAATAGATTTAATTTCTTATGACAGTTTGTTAGCTGCAAAAGTTCTTAATGAAAATGATGATCATGGGTTGAAAAGCTTATGTTCTCGTTATTTAAAGATGGAAACAACTGATTACGAAGATTTATTTGGCCCGATACCTTTTAGGGAAATTCCAATTGATGTTGCCCTTGTGTATGCGGCTAAAGATGCTGAAATGACTATTAGATTAGCTGAATTTCAACGTGAGCATTTAGCATTACGGCCAAAATTAGCTAGATTATTTTATGAAATAGAAATGCCTGTTATGTGTGAGATGATAAAGGCAGATTTAACTGGCAGTGCTTTTGATGTTGAGGAATGTGCTAAGTTAGATAAAGAGTTAGGTCAAGAGCAAAGTAAAATTGAAGCAGAGATTAAAGTAATGATAGGTGATGTAAACATTAATTCTCCAGCTCAATTATCAAGAGTTTTGTATGATGAGTTAAAGCTTATTGATATTAGTGGAAAAAGATCAACGGGTGTAAAAGTGCTAAAGAAATTAAGTAACAAACATGATGTTATACCTAAAATTCTAGAGTATAGGGCTATAGCAAAGTTGCGTCAGGCATTTACTCAGAAGTTACCTAATGAACTTAAAAAAGATGGCAGAATACATCCTTGGCATAACACTTATGGAGCACATACTGGCAGGTTTAGTTGTAATAATCCTAATACGCAACAATTGCCAGCAAAGGATGAAAGATCACGTAGAGTAAGGCAGTTATTTGTTGCTGATTCTGGAAGGATATTTATTTCAATTGATTACAGTCAAATTGAGCTTAGATTGTTAGCTCATTTCAGTCAAGATGAGAATATGATGAGGGCTTATCGAGAAGGAATTGATATTCATGCGATAACAGCAAGTAAGGTGTTTGGTCTGCCGATAGAAAAGATTTTAGATGATGAGCAAAATGGGGGTAGTAAGGAACGAAAAAAAGCTAAAAACGTAAACTTTGGTATCAGCTACTTAATTACAGCTAAAGGATTGGCTGATCAGATAGGATGTAGTGATGAGGAAGCTCAAAAAATTATCGAAGATTACTTTAGGAATTTTCCGAAGGTAAAACAGTTCATAGAAAACACAATTGAAACTACTAGAAGGAGGGGGTATGCAGAGACAATTTTAGGCCGTAAACGGCGTCTGCATAAGACTATTAGGAGTAGCGATTATTCTGAAAGAGCTTCTGCTGAACGCCAGGCAGTTAATTTTGTGATTCAAGGGAGTGCTGCTGATTTACTGAAAAAGGCTATAGTAGACTTACAACCTGTACTGAAAAAGTATGATACTTATATACGTTTTCAGGTGCATGATGAATTGATTTTTGATGCTCCTGAAAATATTACTAGAGAAGCTTTAGAAGAAATAATGGAAACAATGAGGAACGCAATTAAAATTGATGTTCCCATTGAAGTTGATGCTGAAATTTATCCTCATAGGTGGGCTGAAGGTGTAAAGATTGATGAATGGTTTGATAATAGAAGTAGTTAACCTTTCTACATTAGAAAAGCGTGTTTATACTATGACACCAAAAGAAGCTGTAAAAGCTGCATATTTGCAGTCTAACCATGATTATAATACTTGGGATTATAGTAAACATAATTTACATGTTATTGAAGGGAAATATACTGTTGCTTGTGGTGATTGGGTTGCTCTAAAAAGAAATAAAAGTTATTAAAATGGAGGTATTTTTGATACTATGAGTGCATATGAACCAGAATTAGGGCACATGGTGTTTGGTAATGGATGGGGAGAGTTTGGAGTACCTAAACAAGTAGGAGAGATGCTTTACGAACTTGCTGAAAATTTAATTGATAGTATTAATGATGATCCTGTTTATGGAACTGAATATGTAAATGATGTATTTGAGATGCACCCTTATTATTGGGGTGATTGCACTTGTGGTTTTGAAGATGAAGAAATAGAATGGGAAGAAACCCATCCACATAAATCTGATTGTTTCCATGTTAAGTATGAAAGATATATAGTAGAGCTAGAACAAAAAGGTATTTTACCCTACGGTAAAACTGAAAGAGAATATAATAAACTATTAAAGCAGTTTGCTAAGGAAAATGGCTTTAAAGGTTTATATGGTATTGCTATCTATTGTGATTGTGGCCGTGATGAAGAGTATGAAAAATGGCGAGAAACTCATGATCATAAACCTGATTGTCCAATAGTAGTGCCTAACTTTCTTTATAAACCTACAGGTTTAGCTATTTACTGGTATAAGTACATTGGTCGAGACATGTCTGCAAATCAGAAAATAAGACTTAGAGAGTTTAGAGAGATTATTAATTACTGTTTACAGTCGGCTGAAGAGGATATTAAGAAAGCTTCTGAAAAGAAGAATATACAAAGAGCCAAAAAAGAACAATGGAAAGAAAATAAGAGGGCAAAAGGTTATATTTGTCAAGATTGTGTTAATTTCCTTGAAGAAAATCATGAAGGAAAAGTTATATGTTTTGTTTATATTAAGGAAGAAGAAAAAGTCACAGAAGATGGTTTGAGTGTAATTACAACAATCCCTATTCCTCAAGATTATAAAAAGGAATGTGTAGACTATATTAAATTTGGTTCATAAACGGTTTATTTTAGGGTGAGTTAAAATGATTGAATATAGATATTCATACAAAGATCCTGTGGTAGTACAGAAAATAGCTCAAACTATTTGTGATTTAAGGCAGGAATTAGATCGAGATCAAACACGTCAACTTGTAATAGTCTGTATAGGTACTGATCGTTCTACTGGAGATAGTCTGGGGCCATTGGTAGGTACTTTTATAAGAGAAAAATTAATAGATAAACTAACTGTTTATGGAACTTTAGATGAACCTGTTCATGCTTTGAATTTAAGAGAGTGTTTAAATAATATTAAACAAATTAAAAATCCATTAATAATTGCTGTTGATGCATCATTAGGTAGAGAAAAAAGTGTAGGTGATATTATTATTGGGAAGGGAAGTCTTATACCAGGTATTGGTGTAAATAAAGAGTTACCTAAAATTGGGGATATATTCATTAAGGGAATAGTTAATATTGATGCAAGTCATTTTAGTAATAGTTTTACACATTTGATACTGCAAAATACTCGTTTAGGATTGGTATGGAAAATGGCTAATGTAATTGCTAGAGGAATTGAGAAAGCTATAACACAAGATAGAATAAATGATATGTATTCTAGTTCATATTGTGAGTATGCTGTGGTAAGCTGTGTTAGCTAACTCCGAGGTGGGTCGAAGTGCATTGGCTGGAGTTGTTCCGGTGGACTTCGGCGCAAGGGTAAGAATTAAATTGCCGTGGAGCTTTAGGCTCGCGTCAATCAATTGATAAAGGGTAGCCAAGTAGGGGAGAGAAACCGGCGCCACCGAAAGGCGTGTAGGGGTTGGCTAACACTGCTTATGCGGTAGCGGCGTAGAGACGCTATACAAAATGCCCATATCCGCTTGCTAGTGGCCAAGGTACACAATGCCTGTACCGGCGGATATGCAGGGTGGGAAAGCGCGATTCCCTGGCTACCGTGCTTAAGTTCGGCGGGATGGCGGAATAGGTAGACGCTAGGGATGGGCGAAAACCGCAAGGCGCTGGC